TCACTGAACCCACCGTTGCGAATATTGCTGCACTATCAAGTATATCTTTCTGATCCATGACTTAACCTACTGCATTAATGCATGTTGCAAAACGCACATTATGTAAAAGCAATGATAAAAACGAAGACCGCTACAACAGCGACCACAAACACAGATGCACCTATTAATATGTATTCAAAGATTTCTTCTTGCCGCCTTGCAGATTCTATCTTTTCTTGCCGCTGCCTTACTCTAATGTCTGCTTGTATCTTTATGATCTGTTGCCAGGCATTCATGCCGTAATGACCAGTGATAAAGTTACGAAGCTCGTTTTCCATCTGCTGTGCCTTCTTTAAAGCAGCAAATGTTTCTAATGCTTCTTCCTCTACCGATCCAATGCGTCTGCCTTTTGCCTTAGAGTGGCCTTCCTTGACAGCGTTGATGCCTTGCATCCATCTACCGAGATCGCCTGCCATCTGCTCAATCTCACGCCCATGCTGGAAGGCGGTGCAAATGGCTTTGTATGCGGTGCTAGCAATAGCAATTCCGGTGACTGGATCCATTCATTATGGTGCCGGTGCTTCAGCTTCAGCAGCTGCGGCAGCAGCTTCAGCGGCGGCAGCTTCAGCAGCGGCAGCTTCAGCAGCGGCGATAGCAGCAGCGATAGCAGCTTGTTCTGCATCATAAGCAGCTTGCCAAGCGTCTACGCACCACTGATATGGAGACAAATCTGTGATTGCAGTGTTAACAGGGTTGCCATCAGCATCCTTGCTTTCAACATCACCTTTCGTGTCATACCATTGAAGTGCATGAAACTCGCTTGGCAATGCAGACAAGTCTAGGTCTGTGTAAGCAACGCCGTCTTTTACGACAGTGCCATCATCTTTGATTATCGATATTCTCATTGCCTTACCTCAATCATGTCTATTAGGGTTGGGTTTTTAATTTTCTCTAATAATTCGTGGCTAGTTGCATTTTGCTTAACCATCTCATTGCGAAAACTTTCAACAGCAGCACCTGTCTGACGTGACTGCTGTGCGTTTTCAATCAAAAGCATTGGCATCCAAGCCATAGCACAACCAAACTCATCTACTGGTTTGCCTGTGTTTGGGTCAGTGCCAGCCAGCTTTACAAACCAAGCGCAGTCCAACTGTTTGCAAGGCTCAAAGCTGTTAAGTGGGCAGTTATGTTTTACATCAAGCTGCATTAGTTTTTACTCGCAATAATAAGATCAACATATTCAACATTAATTGCTGCAGCACCACCGCTAAAGGTTGCGCTGAGTGAGTGACTGTGTGAGCCACCACCGCCTGTTGAATTTGTGTTTCTAACATAAGCAGAGTTAAAGGTTCCGGCACCAGTAATAGGTTCCGCGCCGCTGCCATAAAAATAGTTAACACTGTGATTGTGACTTGGCATCTCAGAAATAGTTAACGTATGTGATCCTGTCGAGCCAGCAATCGTACCAGTGACCGTTGGTGTGCCAAAAGCTGTTGTAAATCCGCTAGAACCACCAGAACCAACAGTGCCAGTTACAACTCGCAACGCTTTATCGTTATGCGTTGTTTGCTTTGTCCAACCAGTAGGCGCAGCAGTTTGCTGAAACAGCATCAGTGTGCCTGATGGGAACGCCTCAACGCCTGTCAGACCAGAACCGTCGCCTGAGAAAGCGGTAGCGGCTACTGTTCCTGTTACAGATATTCCAGATGAGGTGGTGGCGAGTTTTTCGGAGTTATCATAATAAAGTTGGACAGACCCGTTTGTGTTAAATCTTGCTTTAAACTCATTTGCCGCAGAATTAGTGATGCCAACATAATCATCAGAAGCAATCCATAATTGCCCTGTTCCTGTATCTTTAATAAACGAGTCAGCCCCATCGTGATAAATCTGCAAGTCAGACCCAGCACCGAAAATGGCCTTGTTGTTGTCGCCAAAGGTGATGTCGTTACCGTTGGTGTCTAGGTTGCCCCCAAGCTGCGGGGTAGTATCATTTACTACATCAGCCGCAGGGACATTATCTAACGCCCCTGCAACAATATCTCCATTAGCATCAACTAGGTCTGCAATGTCTCTTGCTCTAGTCATTTATATTCTCCGTTTATTAATCTTTACTCGCCATAATAGCGTCAACGTACTTCACGTTGATTGCTGCTGTGCCGCCTGAGAATGTTGCTGATAATGAGTGACTGTGTGAGCCGCCGCCACCTGTGCTATCCGTGGTTTTGGTGATTTGTGATGTTGGGGCATACGAAACAACAACAGTTCCGCCAGCTCCGCCAGCAGTGTTTCCGGCAAAAGTATGATTATGGCTTGGCATCTCAGCAATTGTGAGAGTGTGTGCGCCAGTCGAACCAGTAATTGTGCCAGTGACGGATGGCGTTGCAAGTGCAGTAGACAATCCAGATGAACCGCCGCTGCCCACTGTACCACTAACGATACGCAATGCAGCATCATCGTCTGTGGTTATCTTAGTCCAGCCTGTGGGTGCTGTAGTCTGACCGAACAGCATCTTTGTGCCTGATGCAAAAGAGATAAGCCCTGTCAAAGCAGAACCATCACCAGCAAAACTTGTTGCTGTGACTGCGCCACCTGCTGTAACCGTAACTTGATCGTGATTAGCAATACCAAGACTGGTTAGCGTTGGGATTGTAATACCAGTAAGATTAGAACCATCACCAGTAAAACTTGTTGCAGTTACCGCACCACCCGCTGTGACTGTGACCTGATCGTGGTTGTCCAAGCCAAGGCTAGATAAAGTCGGAGTGCTTACTGTACCGCCTACCCAATTGGAGCCATTGTACTGAAGAAACTGACCATTGGTTGCGCCAGATGCAGCCACATCGTTGGCATCATTGATGCTGAAATTACTGATAGAAAACGTGCCGTAAGCTACAATGTCTACCGTATCATTGAGTGCCGCACCAGAAGCCAAGACAATGCTTGTGCCGTTGGTTGCTGTAAAGTCTGTACCAGCAATCAGCTTAATACCATTAAGGTAAACATCTACATAACCAGCATCATATGTTGCAGCAAAGCTAGTCTGCCCAGATGTCGCTGTGTAGGTTGTCCGCTGTGATGTGCCATTGACTGATGAGCCAGCGTTCTGCCAGCCAGACCCACCATAGACCTTCATGGTATCTGATGATGTATCAAACCAAAGATCACCTAATGTCGGTGATGATGGGGCTGTTGCATCAATAAAATAAGTGTCACCAAAAGCGTTGATGTCAGCAAGGTTGTTTGATGCGTTAATAACAGCAGCAATGTCTGCGCCAACAAGGTTGACGTTAGCAATGTTATTAGCAACTACATCAATCTCTGAGGTAGCCTCATTAAGATCATTAGCTACTGTGACTACTTTAGCTACTTCAGCCGCAATAGCTGAGATATCAGATGCGTTAGTAGCAGCGGCAGTAACATCAGCGGCAATATTTGCAACCGCTGTAATGTTAGCAGAGATACCAGCCGCAGTGTTTACGTTAGCAATGTTTGTTGCCACGGTTCCAATGTCAGTTGCGTCAGCAGCGACAGCGTTGATGTTAGTTGCGTTACCAGCAACAGCATTAATATTAGCAATGTTAGATGATACCGTACCAATATCAGTTGCATCAGCAGCGACTGCGTTAATATTAGCAGCATTGCCTACTACAGAGTTAATGTTAGCTGTGTTACCAGCAACCGATGTCACGTTGGCTGCAATGCCTGAGACTGTGGTCACGTCAGATGAAATACCAGCTACAATGCCAATGTCTGTACCATCAGCAGCTACTGTGCTTACGTCAGCAGAAATGCTGGCAACAGTATTCACGTTAGCAATGTTGGTTGACACTGCGCCAATGTCAGCAGCGTCAGCCGCCACTGCGGTTACATCAGATGAGATGCCAGCGACTGTTGTTACATTGCCTGATATGCCAGCGACAGTGCTAACATTTGCATTGTTGCTCGCGACAGTTGTTACGTCGGCATTGATACCAGCGACTGTTGTGACGTTAGCGTTATTGCCTGCAACGGTTGTGACGTTAGCAGCAATTCCTGAGACTGTAGATATGTCAGAAGCAATTGCAGCAGTGTCAGTAATAGCGTTGGTTGCTACTGTACCATCTTGAATGTCAGCAAGTGTAGCAATGTCAGCCGCAGCCGCAGCAATAGTCGTTACACCAGCAGTAGATGGGCCGTTTACAAGATCGCCAGTTACGGCATCAAACGCCAAGACTTTACCAGCCCGGCTGGCAACAGTAGGTAATGTTAGATTTGCAGCCGCATCAGCATCCGTCAAACGAAGCGAGCGACCAACCTCATCATTAAGATCAGCATTGATTGCTGTTATTCTATCTAACTCCTCATTAAGAGAAGAAACATCGAATGGACCTGATGTTGGAAAATCTGTAGTACGCTCAAGCGGAATGCTTCTTGTTATAACAACAGTGCTGCCACCAGACGCACCAACAACCGTCATTGCAATTGTGCCAGTAGAACCAGAACCCCCAGCTACAGTGTAGTCAGTAGTGATGGTTTTGAGTGTGCCATCAACATATGCGTTGAGATCACCTTCTTCAAAGAACTCAAACGGCACAGTAAAGCTAGACTGTGTAACACCAGATGCCACAGTGTAGGATATTCGTGGTGAATTATCGCTCAAGTTAATCGTCATAGTAATCCTCTATCATGCAGTAATGCAGTTTGCCACGCACAATTAACGGCGGCCTGCGTTAAAGAAATCCCTTGCATCATCACGCCACAACGGCAAACCAACAAACGGCATCGCGTAACCTAAGTCTTTAGTAGCACCTACCCTGTCACCTTTAAGGTAGCGATCCCAAAGACGGTAATATTCCAAACCCAATCCAGCGGGTGCGCCTAACACTTCAGTAATAGCATCACCCTGTCTTTCGCTTGGTGTGCCGCTAATCCATTTAGGCGGGATTGGAGATGCATTCTCGCGCATCATGCCAGTGTTGACTGCCATAGCTAGACCGCGATAACCGATGTCAGAGTACACACCCAAGATACCTGAGTGATCTACCACTCTTGCCATTGTCTCAATGCTATCTGCGTCTTTCCACCATGACTGATCTTTGAATGACAGCGATAGGTAAGACATACCAAGCAACGCAGACACGCCCTGCAATCTGTATGCCCTGCTTGGATCAGCAATCGCACCAATGATCTTGTTGTTCGCACCAAAGGCAAAGTTCATAAAAGTAAATGGCAGCGTCATTAGCTGGCTGTCCATGCGAACAAGTGCAGTAGAACCAGTAGATGCTCGCTTATCTATTGCGTACATCTTAGGAAAAACTTTACGCATCTGTTGGAAGTATGCGTTGTCTTTCATATACATCACACCATCCATGATGCGCGGCTTGTCGAACGTAGTAGCCATGATGATGGTGTTGTTAGAGTGTGATGCGATAGCTGCCTGATACTGACGTACAGCCGCACGTTGCTGCGGTGTGTCTCTAGCCCAAGCATCTGTGTTAGAGAACACAAAGTCTTCTGACTGATGCTTGGTGACAGGAGCATCAGCAATGATCTTAGCCATCTCCTCATCGATACCATAGCGAGCCAGATACTCACGATCAGTAGCGTTGATTGTACCCTTTGACCATTTCTGAGACAGCTTGAAGAATTTATTCTGCACAACCATTTGATCCAGCAGCTTGCCGGTAACAGTCACAGGCATCAAACCATTCATTGTGTAATAGACTTTGTTACCAACAGC